CTTTTTGCCCCCCCTAAAACTTTTTTCATAGCCCCCTAGGGAATTAGAACAATCTATTAGACTTTTAAAATATCTTTCCTAATAGTTTATTTATAATATATATCAAACCCTTTAGAATAGCCTTTAAAAGCTTTCTAGGATAATATTTTTTAATTTATCTTTTATTGCTTTAGCCTTAGACTTATACAGTATATGAACTTCCTTATGACATTTACTGCATAAACTTATTAGATTATTATCATCACATCTTAATTCAATACTTTCTTTTACTTCTTCTATGTGATGAATACATTCAGAGTGAGTTATTCTGCCCTCACTATAACATAACCTACAAAGACCTCTATCTCTATTTAATATTTGTTTTCTAGTTAAGTTCCAACTCTTACTATTATAAAAGTCTTGGTTTTCTCTTTTGCTACTATTATATTTCTTATAATACTCTTTTTTAGCTTCTTTATTATATTTTTCAATTCTAGCTTTGTATTTAGCTTCACATTCGTTACACCTATAATTTCCATAAGGTATAATCCTTCCACATTTACTGCATAATTTCTTTAACATTGGTTATTTCCTTATATAATCCTTTTATTTATTTATATATTTATTATTTATTCTTTGTAGTGTTGTTAGATAGTTGTTAGATTACTGTTAGCAAATCCTTGAAAGCCTTGAAAATACTATATTATATTTGTTACATTGTTGTTAGATTGTTGTTAGATAATTGTTATTAATTTATATATAAAAAAAGAAGCTAAAAAGCTTCCTTTATTGTTTTAATACTTGTTATTTATTATCTTTTAATTTTATAAAAGTTATATCTTCATTGTATTTATAAATTATATCTCCATTTTCATCAGTTCCATTAGGTATTAAAACTTTTTCAAATAATTTATAAGGAGACTGTCCGGCTTTTGGACTATTCCATAAGTATCTCATATATTCCTTCATACTCATACCGTTATACTTTGCTCTAGCACCTGTTGACCCTTGATTAAAACCTTCGGCTCTGTTAAAAGTAAAGTTCTCTAAGAAATACATATCTTTTTCTATATCTGTCCATTTAACTTCACCTTTTTGTTTTGCTATTTCTAAGGCATAGCTAAAGTTACCTCTACTATAATCCCAATTCGGTGGAAGCCCACAACAACAAGACCCACTACAACTTTCTTTAAAGTGTGCATCAGATACATAAAATCTCATTCCTAACTCATCACAAAGCTTTTTCATTTCTTTTATGTATTTTTCTTTTATTTTTCTATTTAATCTTAAATAACCTTTACCTGCAGAATATTTCTTGTAAAATTGGTGTATATCAAACCCTGCACATTCAGATATTACCTTATAATTATCTCTAGCACTTACAGATCTATCTTCAACACAAAAGAACTCTGTTGTTACTGCCGTAGCACCGTGTTTATGTGCTTCTCTTATTAATTCTAAATAATCTTTACTACTAACTCCTATTATAAAAGGTCTTAGTCTTAAAGTTGCACCACCTTTATTAAGCTTCGTATACTCTTGCATAGCCTTAAGTCTTTCTCTAGGAGAAGGAACTCCAACTTCTATCTTTTTGGCATTTTCTTCATCAAGAGTTATAATACTAAACTTTACATTCCAATTATCTTGGTCTTTAAATAATTCTCTATATTTTGGGTCGTGGAATACCCAAGTAGCCTTCGTAGAGAAGCATATTGGATAATTAATAGCTTTTAAATGCTTTAATACTTCATAGGTTACACCGTATTTCTTTTCAAAGCCGTCAAATTGGTCACTAAGACCTCCATATTGTATTGGTCTTTTAGTCTTTAAAAAGTCATTAAACTGCGAATTATCTGTTTCTAAATTAAATAACTTTCTTATCTTTTCAGGATTTATACTTTTAACTTCTTTTGCAAAGTATTTTTCTTTTCCACTTCCTATACCTCTTTGGTACTGACTAAAGCAATACACACAACCGAATGAGCAGTTACTATATGTATCTAAAGTCATTGGTAAAGAACAGTCGGCGATTTCGGCAGTCCACCTCGGACTTGAATATGTCATTGAAATTTTATTTTTCTTTTTATCCATAATTTATACCTCGTTTAATAAGATACTAGCCATATCTTCTATATTAACCTTGCTAACCTCAACCTTTTTTATGTTTATTTTCTTTTCTTTTAAAGCTAAATAAGAAGATAAACAACTATCATAAGTTTTCTTTGTGGTTAATATATTATAACTAGCGCCTTCATTCCTTTTTTCTAATAGCTTTATACATTCTTCAAACTCTCTATGAAGATATATAGCTTTGTAGTTATATTTTAATAGCTTTCCTAACCTAAATACATCTAAAGCCATTTTAACGGTCTTACCATAAATAAGCCCTTCGTATATAATTGTTTTAGGTTTTATTTTTTTCATAACATAACATAAAGTCTTTATTATATGTTCTCTGTTGGCATAATCTCTATCACAACCAAAGCAATTTCCATTACCTGTATACCTTCCTAGCACTATTATTTCATTGTCATTTATGCTAGTCAGTTTACTTTTTAAGCCTTTTTCAACTTCAACTTCATACTCTGTTACATTAGTATAACTTTCTATGAATTTTCTAATTAAAGTTGTTTTTCCTGTTGCATTTCCACCTCTAACTTGAATTATCTTATTATTCATATCTTGCCATTATTTCTTCTGCTCTGAATAATTTTTTACCGTCATTCTTCTCTCTGAATAACTCTAATAACCAAGCTTTTTCTTCTTCTGTAAAATAGCTTATTATCATATTGTCTGCTTTTAAATTACCTTCTGATACTTCATCATAATCATCAACATCTACGTCATAATCGTCTGTATTAGGCATTATATCTTCAAGCATTTCCATACATTCTATTTCATTAAAGCCTGTTAGTTCTAAATCTATATCCATTTCACTCAAAGCTTCTAATTCTATTTGTAATAACTCCATATCCCAAGTTGAGTATTCGCTAACTTTGTTATCTGCTATTCTAAAAGCTTTTATCTGTGCTTCTGTTAAATCATCTGCTATAACACAAGGAACAGTTTTAAGCCCTAATTTTTTAGAAGCTAATAACCTTGTATGCCCTGTTATAACCACATTATTTTCATCAACTATTATAGGTACTTTAAACCCAAATTCTTGTATGCTAGAAGCTACTTTATCTATTGCATTAGTATTATCTCTTGGATTATTTATATATGGTATCAATTCGTCTACTTTTAAATTTACTATATTCAATTTCTACACCTTGCCTTCTTAGTATTTTTATTAGCCCTTTCAAAGCACCTTCTTCATTCCCTGCTTTTACTTGACCATTTATGGTTGTTACTTGTTGCCTTGTTAATAGTTCTCTATATTCCTTAATTAATTTCCTAACCATAATACACCTCTTTTAAATGCTATTTATATCTTTATGGTACAATAAATATAAATATCCTTAAAAAATATAAATAGCAGTAAAAAGGTTTATATACTTTAATAATGATAATAATAAAAAAGAAGCCTAAAATTTAGACTTCTCGCCTTTTGGCACTTCTTCCATAATATCAACTATCCATTGTATCTTTTTAGGCACTTCACTAGCCTTTACAACTTCGTCAATATCTTTCCATACCTTCTTTTTAGTTTTCTCTTTCACTCAATTACCCCTTTGAGTTTTAATGCTAGTATACCAAGTTTGTATTGATATACTAGAATAAAAAATCAAATTAAAAAGAAAAAATTAAAACAATGTATACAAATCTTATAAAAATAACACTATATCATAATAAACATTTTAAAAGATTATTAAAAGGGAAATATTAAGGAAATATAGTTGCATATTTTCAACAAATAAAAAAAGACCGTTTAAAACGGTCTATATTATCACACCTTGAGCCTTTAAATCTCCTGCTACCTTCCCTATAAATGCTCCCATAAAAGCTTTTTCAGTACATTCTTCTAATTTTTTAAATTTATCTAAAGCCCCTCTTAATGCTAATACCATTTGCTCTACTTCTGTTAATTCTTCAAAGCTTCTTCCACTTTCAAATATTCCTATCATTATTTCATTTATATCTATTCTTTTCATATTTTTATACCCCTTTTTATTTATTTATTATTTATACTTTAATTATAGCCCGAGTGTTGCGATAATGCAACACTTAATTTATGCTAATTTCTTATAATTTTTCTTTGTTCCTGCTTCTACTTTAGTGCTTCCATATTTGCTTTTTATTTCATCAAGTGAATAATGTTTTCTACTTTTAGATTTATAGTCAGAAGGTTTTAAATACCAAGCTTTTTTCTTACTTGCATAATAGAATCCATTAGCTTTTAATACTTCTTTATGCTCTTTTGTATTTCCTGTTATCCATATCCAATTTCCAACTATCTCTATTACTAACCCTTCTAAGTTGATTATGTTATTTATTATTTCTATAAACTCACTTGCTACTTCTGTGCTTTCTTTGTCTGCTTTGCTTCCGTTTATTTTTAAATTATTTAAAGCTTTTTCATATTCAACGTTTATAGCTTTCATAACTTCTAAGTCGCCATTTCTATCCGGATGATTAGCAAAAGCTAACTTTTTATATTCCTTTTTTAATTCTTCTATTGATTTACAATTATTAAAATATTTCATATTATCATACCCCTTTTCTTTTTTTTTATTTGTTTATTATAAGTTAATTATAGCCCGAGTGTTGCGATAATGCAACACTTTTTATAGAACTTTTTATTTTTTTCTAATTATTTTATACCGAACATTTCTTTAGCTTTTTTCCATACCTTTTTTATTCTTCTTTTAAGTTGTTTCATATCTCCGTGTGAATAAACTATATTAAAATTATCTGCATATTCTTTTTCCCCTTCTTCTTGATAATATGGATACCCTGTAAATACTACACCTAATTCATTTTCCATATACTCCATTACTGAATTAAATTTATTTTCTAAGTCCTCTAAGCTTCCATTTTTACTGCTTAACTTAACATAGAAAGATAAAACTCTATTACCTTCTTCTATTCCTTTTGCTCTTTTTAATCTACCTGTTATTTTAACTTCTTCCTCTTTTTCTGATACTGTTTCCTCTGCTTCTGCTATTGCACTTTCTACAACTTTTAAAGCTTCTTTTCTAGCTTCTATTTTTTCTATTATTGCTAATACTTCTTTAAATACTTTAGTAGCTTCAACTCTTGCCTTTATGTTTTTTACTGCTTCCTCTATATTTAATACCATTTCTATTTTAACTATATTTTCCATTTTATTTACTCTCCTTTTTATTTATTATTTATTATTTATACCTTAATTATATTAGTTTTGTTGCAAGTGTGCAACACTTTTTTTAAAAAAATTTATTTTATTCTGCTAATGCCTTGCAATATTCCATTGTTAATTCACTCATTTTATTATTTAAATTTATTATATTATTTTCGTGTATTTTAGTTTGGCTATCAAAATCTCCATATATCTTAGCTATTTTATTTCTTAATTCCTGCTCCTTTTCTATTTCCTTTTTAGTAGCTTCTAATTTATTTATTATCATTTCTAATTTATTCATTTTGTTTATTTCTCCTTTTCTTATTTATTATACTTTAATTATATTACTATTGTTGCACATTCGCAACACTTTTATTCAATTTTTATAAAAAAATTTTTAAAATAAAAAAAGACTGTATTTACAGTCCTTTTAAATTAAGTTAGTCATATTTTTTAGTGCAATATCTTTAATTCTCCATACGGTCTTTAAATCTATTCTATCTATCATATCTGCAATTTTTACATTAGATATATTTTCTATATAGAAGCTTTTAACAACTAAATGCTCCCTTTCTGATAAACTGCTTAATAATATTTCAACTAACTTTATATCTCTTTTAAGCCTTGTTATTTCTCTTTCTCTAGCTATAATTTTATTGTCTAAGCTAGATAAATTACTGCTTTGAACTCTTTCCTTGGAATAGTCAATACTACCTAAAATAAAATCATCATCAGATATAAGTCCTAGTTCTAATATCTGTAATCTAGCTTTATTCTTTTTATAATTATAAAGTAAAGCTTCTATATATCTTTTTTTATCTCTAGTCATTGACTATCCCCCTTGTTACTTTCTTTTTGAATGTCTTATATAAGAATTTAAGCTATTTCCTAAACTAATTAACCTACAAGCACTATCTTCTACTTTAAAAGATTTATAATTACTTTCGTCTTGTTCTTCTAGCCTTTTACCTATTAGATTAATACTTTCAACTAATTCTTTATACATACTATAACTAAACCCCATTTTTTATCCCCTCATTACTTTTTATATATGATTTTCTCAATAGTGAGCAAACTATTTCTAAATGTTTTTCAAGTTCTCGTTGTTCTTCTTTGTTAAGTAGCTTTATAGTTGGAATACATTCTACTATACAGTATTTATCAATACCTTTTTTAAACTTCTTTTTATCTAAGGTTATAGAAGCTAATAATATTTTGCTAAACATTATTTTTTACTTTCTAGCTTATTGTCTACATACTCAATTAATTCATCAGATAAATGCTCTGTGATTTCGTATCCAACTCCATTGTTTGATAAGCCATATATAGTAGCTTCTCCACCTTTAAACTTTCCTTCTACTAAATCTTTTATAGTTATTTCTAGCCCTGTACCTATATTTTTAAGTGCCGAAGTTATAATATTAGGATTAAATTGAGAACTCGGCATATCTACTCCAATAGCTTTTATTCCTGCTTCATTACAAGCTTCCCATACTCCACTATTAACTCCACCACCTGCACTAAATATTATATCTGCCCCTTGTGAAATCATTTGTTGAGCAATAGCCTTTCCTTTCGCACTATCTGTAAAACTATTAGCATATTGAGTTAATACTTTTATATCTTTTTCTTCTTCTTCTATAGCTTCTTTAAATCCTATCTTAAAGCCGTCTACACTTGGTATTTCCATACCTCCTATAAATCCAACTACGTTACTTTCGGTCATTTGTGAAGCTATTAAGCCTACTGAATATCCTGCCCCTGCTTCATCAAATAAGATACTAGTTACATTACTTGGTGTATTCTCATAACTTCCGTCTATTATAGCAAATTTTTGATTAGGATAACTTTCAGAAGCTTCCTTTATAGTGTCAGTAAGCTTAAATCCTACCCCTATTATTAAATCACTATCTTTATCTATGGCACTTTCTACATTTTGTAGATATTCACTTTCTGATTTACTTTCTATATATGATACTTCTACACCGTATTTTTCTTTTGAAGCTAAAGCCCCACTCCAAGCACTTTCGTTAAAGCTTCTATCATTTACTCCACCTTCATCAAGTATCAAACAAATTTTCATAGTATCATTTTCAACACTTGTATCGGTTTTACTGCAACCAAATATACCTACTGCAAGTATTAGTGATAATCCTATTATCTTTAGTTTTTTAAACATAATTACCCCCCTTGTTTTTTCTTTTTACTGACTTCATTAATCTTTAACATTAAGTTAGCTAATTCAGATCCTGCTTCTGTTAGTTCTGCATTATTAAAAAATAATTTATTTTGGTTCATTTTAATTAATTGCTTCCTAGTTATACACTTTAAATTATCTAAATTAAGATTTTGTTTATTGCCGTCTAAGAATATTAATACCTTATCTTTTGGTATTTCTCCAAATTGTTGCTCATATAAATACCTGTGCTTATGTACCCAACGAGTAGGATTATCAAGCTTTATCATTATAAAGCCATTACTGTTTATATATTCATCTCCAACGTTTTTTAAGTTATGTATGTGAGAATTACCTAGCTTTATACCTTTATTCCACGGCTCTGTTCCTTTTGGTACTTTATTTTTCATATTGTTAGTGATTTTATATTTAGCCATTATACTTTTTATTTGGCTTTTTCTAAATTCATAACCAAATTTAATTGACATTAATTCTGCTATTTCAAATATGTACCTATCTTTTACTATCTGCCTTAAATAGTCTAATTCAGTATTAGTCCACTTATATCTACTTTTACTCATAACTAACCTTCTAATAATTTAGGCATATCATCATCAAGCATATATTCATTGGAAAACTTCTTTGCTTGTAGCACTAAGTCGGCATTAGCTATGATTTCCTTAGCTACTGAACTAATAGCCCTAGAACGATTTATTTCTTCTTGAAGCTTTTCGCCTGTTACATCTTCGTCTGATAGTCTTTCAAGTTGCATAAATAAATGATTATTTAAGTCACCAAGTGTATTCCTCATAATCCTGCCCTCTTTTCCATTTTTTGCTATTTTTAACTGTCCTTTAAATATATATTTAGGGATTAGTTGTCGAAAACCCTGTATTTGCAATACTTTCAGAAATGACCGTTTAAATCATTTCTTACTTTGATATTTTATTAACACCAATTTTTACTATTTTTAAAAAATCTTACACTTTTAAAGCTTCTTAATTTTATCTATATATAAAATATAGGTAAACTTATTTGAAGCACCTTAAAATCGATTTAAATAGCTTCCACATATTACCAAATACTTATTCTCCCCTTAAATATTTAATTCTTCTGTTTAAAAATTCTCTAGCTTTTAATAAATCCTGTAATTCAGAATTATTTTCCTTTTTCCCTGCTCTTGTTGAGTATTTAATTACATTACCTAATTCAAAGCCTATGTTGTGAACTTGACAAAATTTAATTACATCAAATTCTCCTGCTTTATAATGGTTTGGTTTTATTACCTTATTATCTACTTGCATAGCTTTGTTTTTATGCTCTATAACTTCGTCTAATATTTCATTTATGATTTTTTCCATAATATCCCCCAACTAATTAAAAAGGTATATCATCAGTAGCTAACTCTTGGAATTCTCCATTTACAGTAGCTTCTTCAAATTTATTGTTTGAAGCTTGGAACTCTACTTTATCAACTTTAACCTTTGTAAAGCTTCTAAATTCTCCTGCTTTCTCGTAGTTATCTATGTTAAGTTCTCCTTCTACCATAAGGGCTTTACCTTTAGTTAAGTATTGGCATAAGTTTTCTGTATGCTTTCCTATCATTTCACAGTTTATAAAGTCTACCTTTTTATTGTGTTTATCCTTTTGATAATTTCTCTCTACTGCCAAACTAAAAGAAGCTTTTGGAGTTCCTGTTACTGCTATATAACCAAGTTCTGCATCTTTTGTTAATCTTCCACTTAATAAAATTTTATTCATAATTTACCTCCTATTTTTTAACTCGTCAATAATTACTGCTATTTCAAATATGAAATAAAAAAATAATACTGTGTATACTGCTTTTAAAAAATTCATTATTATTAACCCAATTAAAAGGCATTTTCTATCTTGTATCTGCCTTTATATTTATATCCTTCTAATATATATTTTGATAAGTTATATCCCTTAATTTCAAATTCATCACAAAAGGCTCTACCTGTTGGATAATTCATAATTTTATTTGTGAATGTATCTGTAATTTTTAAAGGATTAGATAAGTGCTTTCCACCTTTGGTGTAATATTCTCTTACCTTTACCTTACCTATTTTTTTCTTAAATAATTCTTCTTTATTTTTACATATATCTTTACTATTAAAATATCTTTTTTCAACCATAAACATACTATTAGCAAGGTGTAAACTGTAAATACTGCCATTAATACAACTCTCTGTCATTCCTGTATCTTCTGCCATTTCCTTTACACTATGATAGTAATATTCTTCATTCGTTTTTATATCTTTAGCCCAAACATACA